AACAGTTCACCTTGATTCTTGGTTGGTTTACCAAGAGATCTGTCAACAGCAAGTTTAAGGAGTTTCGTGGAGAACATTTTCCTCGTGTTGATATATTTCTGGGTAAATTCTCTTATCATCGTGCTCATACAATGTAATGAGTGGCACAATGTCAGATGAAAATTCACCTGTTCTCATGGTATGGTTGAGTGCAATAGCAGCGAATGCTATCATCACTGCTACACTTGCTGTCTCAACATATTTAAAAAGACTAGCAATCATGGGATTAAGTTACCCTCCTCATCATACCATTCATCGGTCACATCTGTCAACTCAACACCAGTTGGTGTGGGTGTGTAAGACTCTGACCATTCTTGATGTGTTGCCATTACTCAACCTCCTCAAAGTAAATACCATGATACGCATTGAATGCGTCAAGGTCAATAAAGTCTGGACGTTGATACTTGTTGGCATTCTCACCTTCAGGTGCTACTATGAATTCACTACAGAAATACTCTGCATTAACTGTTAATCTTTCAGCAGCACCGATGAGTTCATCAGTCTGCTCTGCATTGCATCCTAACACACGTGTGCAGTAATCAATGTCCTTGTTCAATTGAGAGAGCATGACTGTATAGTATAGTATAGTGTTGAGGGACTAGGACAGTTTGATTATCTTGACGTGATGTGTCTGCTTCTAAGTCAGACTAGTCAAGAACCCAGTGATCCTCTCAACATTTATATAATAGCATTAAAAAACCCCCTGTATAGGGGGCTTGTGACAGTTTGTAAGGTGGTCTACTAAGCGTTCTCCCACGTGATATTTCCTTTATCATCAACAATATACGCTTGAATGTAATGATCTGCGTCAGGACACTGTGATTCTTTAGGGAACCAACCAGAAGCAGCGAGTGATCCATACTCCTCACTTGTGAATTGTAAGACATTGAATCGTTCATTCTTTAAGAGATCAAGTATATCCTCATCAAGAATAGATGTGTAATATGTTGTGACAGTTGCTTTTTTGGTTGCACCTAGTTTCCTAAAGTTATCAAAGTTCATGTATAAACATGTACATTTGTTAGCAACACAGTATGCTTCTAGCATATCAAACTGTTGTAATGGTATGCCTTGGTCAATCATTGTTATTCACCTCTAGTTAATTCATCGTTAGCTTGTTGTATAATTTTCTCCAAGAAATCCTTACGAGCAGCTATTTCTTCTGCTGATATTGCAAGAGGAGTTGGTAGTTTTCTCTGATTATACTCAGTAATTAATAATTCAAATGTATTCTTCTCGGTTAAGTTCTTAACTAACATATACTGAGTGAGTTGCTCTCTGTATTGTTTTAGATAATGCAATCCAAGTTTCATGAATTGTGTATCTGTTGCAAGATAATCTTCACCAGTATTTTCAACCTTATAGATCTTATTATAAAACTCTGGAGATATAGGAAATTTAATATCATTAATATTGTTATTAAATTCAGTTGTACTAGTAATATCTCTTAGTTTTTGTCTGTATAAGACATACTCTGCTTTCTCATCAGCAGTCAATGGTGAATCAGTAGTAGATTGAGTCCAATCAGTTTCTGCTAGTAAGAAGTTTCTAGCCATTCTAACAGTTAATGGAGAAATTGCTTGTTGTTGAGAATATAATCTACCAAGTTCTTCTTGATACTCCTGATTCTCAATAGAATCAAACAAATAGAATGATTCAACCAATTTATCTTTAAGAGCAGTTGCTACATCGTTACCGACTGCTTGCTCCATCTCATAATCCTTCCACTCATCAGTATTAGTGGCAAAATTCCTTACAAACTTTCTACGTTTAGCAGACCATGAACCATTACTATACCAATAGAAATTTATTAGTTTATCCTTATCTGTATCCCAATTGGGATATAGAAGAGGTACTAAAGTATCCTTCCAGTATGATTCGGGAATAACTTTCTCAACATCTTTATAGTCAAGAGTTTGGTTAATTACGTCTAGTTGTAATTCTAGTACAAGATCCTGTGCTGCTACCATTGTGTTACATATTCTCCATATTTATTTAGAAGGCTTTGATTAAGTACTTACAAGTTCTATAAGATTCAATCATTGGTATATCTGTATCTGGTACAATAGTTGCAACAGGTTCAATTTTAGTTGTAGTTTTTAAAACAACATTTGCTTCACCAGCACTAATACCAGATTGGTACGTAGAACTATTACTACCTTCAATAGTATAATTCAACGAATCAATAGCAAGTTTACTAATTGCACCAGCTTCGGGTACAAAAACATCTTCGGTTACTATTTTTCTCCAGTAAATACATTCAACTATACCATAATGATCTTTATCTTGACCAGTATCATTAGTAGCACCTGGTGCTGGCATTGGTTGTTCTATCATAAACTTAGTAGCTGGTGCTCTTGCTGGTTGTGGCACTTCAATTGTAAAAGTACGCCATTTAGTAGCACCAGAATCACCATCAGCATTGCCACTGGTTGTACCAACATCAACTGCTGGTATTTGTCCGAGAAGAGAATCGTTTGTAGGTAATACTGAATCAATAATAGTACCCATAGGATTCCAAGTTGACTGTCCAGCTAATTGGTACTTAACTTGTAATACCTCTTCTGAATAATCACCACCATTCAAACCATTACCTCTTGCTGCTTTAATAGAAAAATGCTCAACATTAGTTGTATCAACTCCTTTCAACACAACAAATCTATTACCAGCATCACTACCAAGAGCACCACCAAACTTCAAATACTTATCGTAAGTATATGTATTACTAGGAGTGGTAAGTCCAGTCACAACACCAGTAGCTAAATTAACCGATGCATTGGTATAACACCCACCACCAGATCCATGTAAAACATAAACCTTTGGTGCTTCAGTATATCCACTTCCACCAGAAGTAAGAGTAAATCCAGTGACTCTATTATTTTGAATAGTTGCTGTTGCAGCAGCACCTGATCCACCACCACCTGCAAAATGAACTGTTGGTGCTTGGTTAACTGGCAATTTAAATGCACCTGCACTACCAGTACCAGCACCATCATTTTCCATGCTAATATCCCACTTATTCTTATCCTTTGATGCTGATGTAACCCACTGACCTGTTGAAGTTACAACAGTTCCACCTTGATATCCTGTTATGACACCAACTTGTAACCGAATACTACCACTATCTCCACTTTGAGATGATCCTGTAGTTTGTCCTCCCATTGATACACCAGCACCACCAGCACCAACAGTATAATTACATGAAGTTGGGGATCCTACATCTGTCCAACTTCCTTCCGTAATCCAGAATCCAGCAGCACCTCCACCACCAGCTCCAGCAGTCCAATAATCATTATTGTAACTAACAGTAAGAGATGCACTACCATCATTATCACTATGATCTGCTTTACTACCACTACTAAAATAGAGACTAGAAAAAGCAGATGCACCTTGATATCCACCTTCTCCACCACCGTGGTCAGCAGGTCCACCAGCACCACCTTGAGCACCCTGTTGTCCTGTTTGGTTGACACCACCGCCACCTCCTCCTCCTCCACCACCGATACATCCAGCAGTACCGCCAGTTTGTCCAGCATCAATATCTAAGACAGGATATCCTGTTGTACTAAAGTTTGCAGTTGATGCTTTTCCAGATGTACCAGCCCCATTATCATATCCACTACTACCTTCTCCACCACCGCCTCCAGCACCAGCAACAACTTGATTAGAACGATATAAAACAGTAGCAGCACCTCCACCACCACCCATTGCATATGGTTGAGCAGTTGTTGATCTTTGCCCTTGACCACCAACTCCACCAGTAGCAGTATGATATGCACAACCACCAGACCAATGTAATCCTGAACCACATGGTGAAGTAGTATATCCACCACCGCCACCTATTAGCACTTTATATGCTGTATTTTTAAAAGATCCATATTCATTAGAATCAAGTTGAATAGTTAATTGTGCTCCACTACCAGCTTGTTGACTATGTTGTAATAATCCTTGTCCACCTCTTCCACCTTTTAATACAAATGTAGCAGCAGTAATAGTATCAAATTGTGATGTTGGGAATGTACCATCAGTATTTTGAGATGCTTGACCATCAGAGAAAGTAATGGTAGTTTGAGAAGATAAATTTTGTGGAGTAGCAGTCATGGTAAGAGTTCCAGACTGTCCACCTACAAGTGAGTTAGCACCTGCACTACCATCTCCAACATTAGGTATATTATTAACACCACCATTTCCACCTGTGCTTGGATCTGTTGCTTGTGCAGTCTTGAATAATTTAGTACCTGTACCATTAGTACCAGCTCCACCATTCAAATTTCCACCTGGATTAGATGAATTTGATGCTTCATCACTAGTGCCACCACCAGCTCCACCTGTTCCTGGAATATCACCATCAGCAGCAGTACATCCATTTCCTTTCTTTCCACCTAGTGCTTTTACGTGAAACTTATCACCATTATCAAATTTAAATACACTATCATTACCATCATTACCACTAGTTGTACCAGCACCACCAGATCCACCACCGCCTGACATGGTTAACTTATATGCAGATGGATTATTCAAACTAGAGAAACTAATAGTTGCACTACCAGTAGTCCAAGTCTGATCAAAACTCCAATCATATATTGGATCTCCTGCATCTTGAATTGTCTCCCTACCACCAATTATAGCATCACCATATGGTGTACCTTTAGCAGACTGGAATGTAGGTGGTGGTACAAAAGTTTGTGTTTGCCAAGTACCAGCATTAGAACCACCAGAAGCAAGATATTTTTGTTCAGCAACAGGAGTATCTGCATCATCAGCAGCATTTCTAGGATTTGCAATTGATCCTGAATCACCAGCACCACCTTGCCAATCCAATACATCATAAGTAGCAACGTCAAGAGATGTATTAGGTCTTCTCAATAAACCATGTTTATGTCTTAATACTGTACCATTAGTAGGTTCAAATCTATCAACTCCTTTAGTAGTTGCTGTATATGATCTCAAATATCTATCACCACTTGCTTGTGCAATATCAGATGTATCATTTGGTGTAGCAGAATATACAGCATGAGTATGTTGTGGAGGACCACTCAATTTTTGGTCATCCATTGTAACTTTAATAGTATGAGATCCAATAATATCAGTTGATACTGAATCTGTTACTTTATCATAATCTGTAGTTACTATCCTACCAAGTGAGAAATAGTCATCCTGTTGATCTGTATCTAAATACCAAGCACCACCAGTAGTTCCTACACCAAGATTAGAATTACCAATATTAGGTGAGTTGTTACCATATACAGGACCATTACCAACAACCTTTTTAGCAACCATATCTGGAACTTTAAATGTCCCTAAATTTTGATCACCCATCCATTGCACTACATTATTTCTATCAATCCTAGTCACTGCTCCTGAATTAGGATTAACCCTAAGAACAGTTATAGTAGATTGAACACCAGCATATGCCCATGTTACAGTACCATCAGATACCGATCCTGTCGTATGTGTAGGTGCAGTAGAACCTGAAGTACCACCACTTGTAGCAGTGTACACCTTATTGACATTAAATACCTGATCTCCTGTAGTATAGGATTTATTAGTAATCCACTGATCACCTACAGTAATAGTAGGAACAGTTGCATACCCACTACCACCAGCAGTTAAAATAAATTTACTAACAGAACCACTAGCAATCTCAACTTTTCCTTCTGCTGTATAATTTACTGGTACTGCTACAGGTGGTGCAGAGAATGTTATTGATGGTGAACTGGTATATCCAGATCCAGCATTGGTTATTGTAATACCCTCACTCGCAGATCCACCATAATCATTACCAATAATTTCAAATAATGCTGGAAAATCACCAATACTATACTCTGATCCATCACAATACAAATATCCTGGATGTGTATAAGCAGGATCATCTCCATTCTGATATGCATTACCAGTAATTTCAGTTAATCCTGGATAAGGATCAGCAGCAGATTTGATATACTTATGGTCATATGAATTATTCTCCACCTTAAAAGTAGGAACAATTGCACCAATTGGAGTGGATTCTACACAAAAATCTGTATAAAATCCTTTTCTGTTATTTCTATATGTTTGTGATGATACGGTCATACCTTTATTAAATACTCCATTATAATAAATGGTTGTGTTGCAGAATCAATTGAATGGGATGCATCCTCACCAACAGTAATTGTTGTTTTAAGATTCTCAGGTTCTAATTCTAATGCTCTAGTCTTCACTTTATATGAATGATTACCACCATTAGCATTAGGATCTGGTTCAAGTCTTATTCTATGTGTATGTGTAGTTGGATCACCACTATCTTGAGTTAAACCTACTGTTTCTGATAACTCAGAATTTACTGCCATTATTGCTCTTCTCTCAGTAACACCACCCTCACTATTTAATGGTAAAACATCTGCTAAACTAACATTGTTACTGTCTACGGGAACACCAACAGCACCTGCAACATATGTAGGTGATTCTATAATCTCTGCTGTCAACCCCTGCATTCTTGTATCATTTTGTCCCATTAACATATTACAACCAATAAAGAAAGGTAGTATAGTAAATGTTTGCATAAAATATGTGGTATTAATACCATTAGCAGATCCAAAAGTTTCTGCTCTATCAATCTTTGTATCTTTATTTAAAATACAACCATACTTGTACTCTGTTAAACCATATCCAAGTATACATCCACCCCAATATACAGTACTACTAATAGGGGGATTTTCAAAAACTGGTATACCAGGACCATTTGGAGCGAATCCAGTAATAGCTTTACATGTATTTTGTCCTAATCCATCAGCATTACCTTGTGCTCCATGATCATTATTCTCTTCATCTGCACCACCATTATCATAAAATGTTTGACTTTGGTTTGGTGATTGTGTATATCTTGTATTATCTAACCAATCTTCAATATTAATTGTTGAAGCAGTCCACCTACCAGTATATCCATAAAGTGCAGGTGTATCATTAGTAACATTATTTCCTTTTTCCATTGTTCTGGGTTTAACACCTGAATGGAAGTGAGCATGAGGATGCATAGCAACATCTTCTACTGCTACTGATTCAGTATAATGTGTAGCACTACCATACTGATATGATGGTTTTCCTGGTATAGGAATTTCTTGACTGGGAACAACAATTGTTCCACTATATGTTAAAGGAATAACTCCATTAGTTCCTTGTGTTACTGTTGCTTCTATCCCAAGTCCAGATCTACTCTTTTCAACCCCTTCTTTATTTTCTTTTCTTATGCTATTATACACACCAGTATTAGCACCTGAAGTTGGTTCAGGATACTTTGATCCTAAATCAGGAACAACAAATTGAGTATCTGATACAATTTCAAAATCAGATCCATCTAAATTAGTTTTCTTAAATGTAGTATTAGTTCCTGTACCAAGAATAGCAGCAAGTTGTGGATAATCATCTGCCAGATACTTAGAACCATCACATTTTAAATACCCTGCTGGAAGATTTTCTGGATTAAATCCTTCATCTGGTTCACCAGTATATTCAACAGGCCAAATAATTATTTGTCCAGTAAGATTACCATACTTAGATCTTTCTTTTGAGTAAAACTTTGCCATTAGAATGCTTTAATTATAAATGTCGTAGTTACAGAAGGTTGTGCAGAATCTATAGAAATATTTAGAGCATTTGGTATGGCATCTGGTTGTAAAGAACTACCATTTGCATTATTAGCAGTATATGATGTTAGGAAAGTTCCTGCTTGTGTTGGCATTGATCCTGCATTTTGAAATAATTCAAAACTATCATGATTATGAGATTTAAATTGACTACTAAGAGGATCCTTATATGGTCCTGTCAAATTTAAACTAGTAGGATAAGTACCATGTCTAAATTTAAGTTCTATAGTTCCTGATTCTTTAATTGGTAAATTAATATTCAACTTATATGCCCCACTAGCCAACCTTTCCATACTTAATATCTGCAATCCTTCTGGCAAATACTTATACTTAACATCTGGACTAGAAGTGGTAATATACATGAAAGGAGTTATCTTATCCCATTGATACCACCAAGTTGCTGGATTACTATTTGGATCACCATACTGTCTTCTAATATCTGTGTCAACAGGAAGAGTAATACTCAACTCACCAGCAACTAAAGGAACACTACCAACAAAGAATGCACTCTGCTCTTCTGGGTGATCAAATATACCACCTTTCTGTGGAACTGTATTGGCAGGATTGGTAGTATCAGTATATCCGAGGAAATTTGGTCTACCACCCTCTTCAATTGGTCTCGGAAACATACCAGTATATGCTGGTTGTTTATGAGTATCCATTGGTACTGTTTGAGGTATCTGTTGTGTTACACCCAATTGACCAGGACTTTGATAATAGATAGGATCTTTATGTCCAGAACCTCTATCATCATCACCAGTTGCTGTTCTAGCTGTTCCTAAATGAGACTTCTTCCACTCATCATCACCTGCTGGTATATAACTCCAATAATCTTTACCATCAGTATCTGAAATATATTCTTGGAATCCAGACATGGCTGGTAACGAAGTTTCCATATCATTAGTACCATAATAAGTTATTTCTTGTCTACCATTAGCCCACTGTGGTAAAACAAGTCCAGGTCTAACTTCACATGTGTTTGGACTTCTTGTTACGTTAGTACATATATCAGGTTTTGAATCACCATACATTCTTATAGGACTCTGAGGTACATGAAAAAGTTGGGAACCTGTTGCACGAACATTAGCTGAAGGAATTTTATCAGCATGTTTATGCCTAGGCGTATGATTTATACCCAATTTACGACTTAAAGTATATACACTCTCATTAAAATCTGGAGAATTTAATTGGATGCCAGTATACTTAACATATAATGATCCAGATAAATTAAGAGTAAATTCTAATGATGCTACTGCTTCACGTTGTACATTAATGGGTGTTGTTTGTCCCAAATCTTTAATCTGATCTCCAAGAACTTGAGCAGCATCTGCTTGATTAAATTGATATTTTGGATCAGCTAAATGAGATGGTTCTAAATCAACCATAACATACGAAGATAAATTTGGTAATCCAAATGTTGCACTAGTATTCTGATATGGAAATTGGGGATTGCCAGTAACCATATCACCACCATACGTATCACCAAGTTCAGCAGCTAACAATGGATAATCTTTAGCAGATATGTTTTGCTGACCTGTACAGGTAATCCATCCTTTAGGAATATTAGATGGAAGATTACCTTTTCCTCCATCTCCACCCCAAGGCATGATTGTGCCAATTCTGGCAACTCTCATGGTTTTAATTGAATCGTATCTTGCTGACATATATTACAACTCCTGTAGCCACCATCCTCTTAGTGAAGATGGAATTGTTTGCGTTTCTGTAGATCCTTCAATGTCTACTGTTCCAACATAGACAAGACCAAATGATGCATTTCTTGTTTGAACAATTAGTTCACCTGAATCCCAAAGAGGATCAGTTGCACCTTGACCAGCTGCGATAGTGGACCCAGTAGTGTCACCTTGAATAGGAACTGCTGTATTATTTACCTTCTTAGCTCTTATAACAAGACTTGTATTATAAGTTAAATTACCAGAAAGTTCTGTAAACCTAATCATATCACCTGTTTGTGCATTATCTGGAAGATATAAAACTATATTATTTCCACTAGTAACATTAACCAAATAGTTCTGGTTAATCTTCAATGGATTAGTTTGTTGCTGTCCAATACCTTGACTGGAATCAAATTGAACATATGTATACCTTCTACCACCACCAGCAGTCCAATACTTCTCAATACCAAATGAATCAATAGCATTACTGTGATAAATCTTGAAGTCTTTTGATCCTTCTGTACCAGTACCAGCAGGACCAAGGTTATCAATGTGGAAGATAGCATCAGTAGCATCTTCTCCTGCCTTAACTATACCGTTCTGCTTATACTTGTAACCTAAGTCAACACTACCATCAAATGCAGTAACTTTAAACTGAGTATCAGTAGAACATAGTCCAGTACCAATACATGATTCATAATAAACTTTAAGATCACTATAGAAGTTACCTTCACCCTTAACAGTCAAACCTGCTTTGCTGATCTTAGGATCATTAACTGCTCCATCACCAACGTGACCATCATCATTAGCAATAGAAGCAATTAATGTCTTACCATCAGAACCATACATTCTAAGGACACCACTATGAATTTCCAAGTCATCATGGATAGTAGTCTTACCACCATTGAATAATTGTATTATTGGATCTCCACTAGTGTTTGAACCCGACCTATAACTCTTAGGTTTCTTAACTGCACCATCTGGATCCAGACCAGCAGTAGGATTCCAAACATTACCACCATGAACACTATCAGGTCTAAACCACTCTGTTCCAATTCTTACATATGTAATGTAATCAAGTTTTGGAGCAATAATATCTCCATTAACCAATGGAATCTCTAATCTAATATCACTTACATTAGGTGTTCTTGCTTTAAGAGTTGCATCATTCTTTCTATCATCACGTGTAGCAGGTATATCACGTAGTAATTTTGTATCTCCTTGAGAAATTATAACAACAACATTATCACCCGTTGTCCATGTTTGTGCTGCTGTTCCTTCCTGTCCTCTACCACCATTAGGATATGTTGCATTAGTAGCAGTAGGTAGATAATACTTACCAGCATTACCACCAGTTCCTTCAAATGGAGCATCAGTTAGACGAATAACCTCAATCTTACCAGGAGTTGTTGCTGTATCATCAACATACAATGCAACTAAATCACCAGTAGCAAACGCAGTACTATTTCCTGCAATTTCAATATTTGAATCTGCAATAGCTACAGTAGCATTAATGGTTGTCTTAGGACCATCTGTCTTGATTGATAGAGGATCATGTCTATAAGCATAAACAGTATCAGTACCCTTAGTATATGAAGCAGGAGAAGTTCCAAACTGCTCTGCAAGCATGAATACTGTTGCATGTGTGTTACCAATATTAGTATCACCTGTACAACTATCAACTTCAAATGTAGTGATGCCTCCTCCATTATTAATAGTTAATTTTCTATTAGAAAGATCATTAACATATGGTGTAGCACACTTACCATTAACTGTAAGAGATCCAGTTATCTCTTGGTCACCAATAATAGTGACCTTACCAGTTACAGAATCTACAACAAACTTATCTTCTTCATCAGCAGCACCAGAACAACCATTTCTAATAATAAATTTCTTAGCAGTCTCAACAAGTGTAGTCTTAAGTTCAAAAATTTCACCTGTATCTGGATTTGTGCTATCATCACGTGTAATAATTACATAATCACCTGGAGCATTTGCATCAACAAATTGTGGGTTAGCAACAGTTTGTCCTTGTGCATTTTGTTTGGTAGGAGCCTGTCTAGACTCACGACCTATTAGACTACCACCGAACTGAGAAAGATAAACATTTGCTTCAGTACCAGTTGCACCAATGTCCTCAGTCAACCAAGTAGCATCATATTGTACTGTACACTTGTAAATAGAGGTCTCATCTAGATGACCATCAGTAGTTCCAGCAAGAGGAAGAGTTGTACTAAGATCTCCAAATGGTTGTCTTGTTACGCTAATCCAATATGGAGCAGTAGCAACACGTGGAAGACCAGTAATCTTAATAAATTCACTATGTCTGTTAGACTGTTCTACTGTATCCAACAATAGAATATCATTAACAGCAAACCACAAATCACCATTCTGATCTACTGGCTTATACTTCAATGGAAGATAATACTCACCAGCAGGTAATGCAGGTAATGTAGGATCACCAGTAGGAATACCAGTAGTAATAGCATTACCCCATGAAGCATTACCCCAATCACCATTACCAGCTTCGTCAAATCTGTTGTATCTACCGTCTCCTATGGTAGGAGCATATGCAAGAACATTAATAATATCAACAGTTCTAGTTGGATTAGTACCAGTAGATTTTGTATGTGACTTAAGTATAGATCCAGATTGTGCTCTGTATCCAGTAAATGAGTAGTTAGCATAACCACCACATAACTTAAGTGTAGAATTAAATGTACTGGTAGCATCAACAGTTAGATTATTTCTAATTGTGGTATCACCACCCTGAGAACCAATTGTAATAGCGGATGCATTTAAAGCAAAGTTAAGAACACTTGTGGTAGTATTACCAGAGAGGAAATTAAATGACTCAGAACTAGAATCAAAACTAACCACACTACCAGAACCCCTAAGTGCTGGTGTAATTACACCACCAGTATTAGGATCAATAGTCTGACCAAATCTTATATCACCAGCAATAGATAATACCTTAGTATCAATCTGAGTAACTGACTTAGTTTCATCACTAGCATATGCACCACCTATGATATTTCTAGATGCATTAGAACCAGTACCATCAACAGTAGCACCGATTGTTATCTGACTATCAGCACTGGTATTACCAATTTTAACATTCTGAATACCTGTTGTTGCATTACCAATTTCAATATTCTGTGCATCACCAGCAACCTTTAGACCTTGAGTTGGACGTGATCCAGTTGTAAGACCCTTAAAGGTTCCAGTCATAAACAGATTTACTGTACCATCACTAATTTCTGTTGTTACATCAGCAGCATTAGTACTACCAGTACCACCACCATTGATTGCGACATCCTTTTGGAATACAGCGTTATCAGTAAACTCAGATGTACCTACAACAGTAAATGCACTATCCATTTCTGATAGTGCAGCATTAACACCAACACGACCAGCAGTAGTAGGTTGCTGACCTGTGTATCCAGTCGTAGAAACTCTGAATGTTGCTGTGTTATTAGCAGATGCACTTGCACCACCAACTAAGAAAGCATTATCCTCTGAAGTTTCTACCTTAGTTGAAGTAGTATCAGTTGCATAAGATCTAATACTCTTACCACTAATAAATGCTGTACCAACAACATCTAAATTAGCACGAGGATCTGTTTCATCAGAAACGAATGCATCTTTATAAGCATCATGTGCAGAACGTGCTACAGTGTTTATACCAACCTTAAACTCACCAATCTTTTTAGTATCTGTTCTAAATGATTGAGCACCAAGTACACCCCACTCCTTCCAATCAGAAGAAGCAAGTTCTATTGTTGCAGCAGAAGGTTGAGATGCCCAAGAAGTTTCTCCTTGAGGTGAAGAAGTTGGATCAAGAGTAATACTAAATGTACTTCCAGAAGTAACAAATCCTGAATTTATTTGCCAGGTTCCATTAACTACAGAATCATTATGATTATTAATCTTAACTTCCATTCCTGCTGAAATACCACCTGAGATAACATCATCGTTAGTGATACCAGTCTTTAACTGTATTATAACAGTACTGGAATTATTATAAACAAATTTCTCTACCTTAGATTCTATATCAGCAAACTGATTAGCAAGAATCCAACCAATAGATCCAGAACCACCAACTTCTTTACCCTTGAGTAACATGTCACCAGTTCTAGGTCCACCAGCAGAACCATAAGCAACAATTTGATCATTGCTATATGTTGCACCCTGATCAGGAGTAATGTTAGATGCTACACCAGTAGCTCCAGCAATATGCGTTTGAATCTTGTATCCTTGACCAGATCCATCAGAACCACGTTGATTCCATTGGAATACACCAGCAGTAATTCTATTACCAGCAATTAATATATCTCCATTGGTTTGACGATTCTTTGTCATTGCTGTTCTATCTAAAGATGCATCATCCTTAGTATTAGAAACTAGAGAAGTTACCTTCAATGAAGTTAGAGTACCAATTCCAGGAACACCAAGAGTACCATCTCTAACTGTTGCAGGAACATTAATAGTTACAGGAGAATTAAATGTACTTGTCTTATCTTGTGCTTCACCACCATTAACTGTGATATACTCATTGAATGTAACAGCAGTATCAAATGTTGTTACAAGACTACCAACTGTATCATCCTCATCATCAGAATCAACTAATGATGCCTTCTCCAAGAACTCTTCTTCACCAGTAATAGCATCAATCTTACGGTTACCAATGTATAGGTCACCATTAGAGTTAAGACCAGTGTAGAATACTAAACCACCATCTTGCTTCTTAGACTGTGCATAGAAGTCTTGAGTTGATGTTAGTAGTACTTCCTGACGTGCAGGGAAACCAGTTGAGTAGTTACCTGGACCAAAACCAAGGTATTCAAACGTATGGTTACCAGCACGTGCTATAGATGGTCGTCTAAGTTCAACATATAGTCTCTGATCAACAACAACTTTGTTGTCACCAGCAATAGGAATGGTACGATCTTCAGCACCAGATGAAGCATTACCA